AAGATGGGATAGGACTTGTTACATCATCACCAGTCTGTCTAGGTGTATAAGTAAGAGGACCAAATGTAAATGCAGTAGGACCAGTATTTGCTAGCTGGTGTGGCATGGTAGCTGTATTAAGACCTGGTGAGGCATTACGTGCTATAGTCTCTTGCCAATAACCCCTACCTCTTACACCATCATCAGCTATAAATTTAACATAGTAGTCATCCTCAGCAGATGCACTATTTAGAATTTGTACATTGCGATGATGAAATGATTCAACAGGAAGTTTAGATATGTCTGTAACTGAATCTTGAAATGCTTCTAGTGATGAGTTAGTAATACCACCTTTAGCATTAATATTAAATCCTACTGGTGTTCCAGATGGTGTACTATAATTAGTTAAAACTTGATTGCTACCATTAGTACGTCTAATAACAAGACTAGTAGTGTAGCCTTCTAGGTACCAAGACCCTGCAAAGTCTGCATTACTTGCAGATTGTTGTGCTTCAATACCTGTTTTAATTGCATCAACAAGATGATGTGAATTGTTAATACTACTAGAATCATACAACAACATGTCATCATATGTTGTAGAACCTTGAGGAGTAACTGAAAATTTTATATCTTCAATAGTTACTGAATAGTCATAAGTAGCAACAATTGCTTTTAGATTTAACGTGGCTATAGAATTTGAAACAAACGTACCAGCTGCTTGCATAGCAGTTGTAACTGTTTTGTTTGTAATAACTGTAACATCCTGTACACTACGGAAGTGATAATTTTTCTGGGTTGTACCAGTTAGGTACGAAGCTGAGTTGTTAGTTACAGTACAGAAGGTACCATCAGTTGTAGTCCATACATAAATGTTAGAACCTTTAATAGCTCCAACATAAGAGTCAGTTGCATCTCGTTCAATAAAGAACCAAATAGCACCATCTAGTTCAGCCTTGGTAAATGCAGTACCGTTAGCTTTCTTCAATACGTTTGTATGTTGCATACCTGGTCTCTTCAATAGACCAAAGGTAGGATCAGGGTAACCGTTAATGCATTCAGTTACTTGTCCTAATAATTTTTTGTCATCATTTTGACGGGAGACACCACCAAGAAAATTTGGTATTAGTTGTGTTACTGCTGGCATTAGCGAATCAAAGTATGGAACGGTTGGTAGCTTTGATAGAAGTTCTTACCTTTAGGAGTACCAAAGAAGGTATAGTCTCCTTGGTTACACTCATATTCTAAAGCTGTAGAACGTGCAAGAGCTTCTTTTTGTTGTAGCATCTGGAACTGATTAGAGTCACCAATGATTCTACTAGATACAATGGTTGCAGCTTTAGCAACAATAAATGATTGAATCGTAGTAGGAATACTAGTCCAATCAAAGTACCAAATAATATCAACGTATAGTTTTTCGTCTGTCCAAATAAATGAATGAGAAGTTTTATCATAAAGTTTGCCTTCACGATTGACACTATCTCTATCCATGTTTTGTGTATAGGTAGAATTCAAATCCATCTGAAGTATATTGTTAGCAATAACTACTTCATTATTTGAATCTGGTGTAATAGGATAATCATATTCTTTATTAAAAGACCATCCTTCTGATTGTATTTCGCGTGACACTTCTCTTAGGGTGTTGAGTGCAATCGCAACGTCCGGGTTGGTTTGTGATTCAACTCTACTTTTAACAATTGATTGAGTCAAAGTTTGACTACTAACAGTCTGGGAAATATTGATAGTATAGTTATATGTAACAGGGTCTGTAGCTGGGGATACCTCTACACCTGCGACGGCAATAGATGTACCAACAGTTACAGTGGGACCACCAATATAGGTACCAACTGGAATGTCAGCTGTTGTAGTAGTTAGAGTAGTACCGGAAATAGAACCAGTAAATTTAGAAACTTCATTTAATACAAAAGTTTCATCGGTCGTTAGTGTTGTAACAGGAGCCTGACCAACTGACGCCAGGATCTGATTAACAGCTTGTAGCTCAGTGTTGGAGCCAGTAGTAGGGAAGGCCATAATGAGTATTATTCTCAATAAAGAATTAAAAAAAAGGAGCCCCCTAAAGGACTCCCATGTATATAAAAATTAGAATGCTGAAGGAGCAGAAGCACCGACATATAGTTCAACGCTAGCAGCAGGGTTCAGATAATCCGCCCCACAGGCCAAGCGTCCGAGCATTACGTCACCTTGGTAGACCACACTTACATCTCCACTGGTTACTTGAACCTGTGGACCAATTGCTTCGACCATACCGGCTGCTTCCTTCTGGAAGATCAAACCGCATGATTTAGAACCGAATTGTGTTGCAGTACCATAATCATTGTTGATACCAGTCTGAGCATCAGAAGCATCTTCAAGAGCTTCTCCAACGAAAGAACCAGTGTTACCAGGTGCGGTTACACCTGTGGTTCCACCGTAAGCAGTACCATACTTACCAAGGAACGGAATGTTCATGGATTTAAAGATTTTGATACCAGCAATCTCAATGATGCCGTTACCGTTTTGCAGCGCAGAGCCCTGCTCGTCACGGTTCACAAGACCATTAGAACCAACCGCTTGGATCAATTCATAGTACTGACGTGGGTTCAATACGGCGACACGAGAATCGCTACTGACACCCTTCTCGTCAAGAGCAGCAGCTGCATCATAGAATGCAGATACCAGGTTAGCAGCAACATATGCATCAGAGTCATTGGTAGTTGCACCAACACGGATCTGTGTACCGCCCGGCTCAACATAACCAGTTGCAGTGATAGGTGATGCCTGACGTGCACCACGTGCAACAGCACGGAATGCAAGACGGTCATACTTTTCTGCCAAAGCATACCCGATTTTACGAGAAATCTCAGATCTCAAGTCGTAATGAGAAAGTACCTCGTCCAATTCATAGACGAAAGCTGAGCTGATCAACAGGTCATCAACCGTGATCGTCTTCTCAGCCACTGGAGGTGCACCATTGGTATCACCCAAAATGCTATTTCCAGGCGTATGAAATTCCGACTTGGTACGGCCTGTGAAGATGAACTGCAATGATTTGCCGTTCTTAAGTGTACGCTTCATGATCAAGTCACGAGCGATTGTGTTATTCTGGAAGCCTTTGAACATCTCGCCACTAAACAGTTTAAGATAAAGTGCGCGTTTGTCGCCAGCTAGATTAGCCTGACCCAGCTGAGTAAGCTGAGCAGGATTTACAGTAGATTGAAAAGCCATTTTTTAAAGAGAGTTATTTTCGACTCTCTGAACGTTCAGAGTTATTTAATTTTATTGTGGTCTATCCCACCGTCTAGACGGCAAAGGGTATCCTCGTAAGGGCCAATGCCAATAGTAAAGCCGGGACTTGAACCCGGCAGTAAGCCTATTTCTTATTTACAAATCATCTGATAATACTAAGTAGAAACTAGATAGATCAGTTGGTGTATTCTCATAGAATGAGATATCACCGTATTGTTTATGCTCTTTGTATCCAACCATCTTTCCTTTTGTATTCATGAGGGCAGGCATGAAAGCAAGAAAGAAGAATACTGCAGGTGCACCAACAATAAGGGCACCACCGATAATGTAGTAGGTGAATAATTCAATCATAGATTAACCGATAGAAGGTGCAGTCAGTGCTACCTCAGTGGTAGAAGCTGATGCTAAATCAAGTGGGAAGTTGTGAGCATTACGCTCATGCATAACTTCTAATCCAAGTCCTGCTCTATTAAGAATGTCAGCCCACGTATTAACGACGTGACCATCAGAAGACTGGATTGACTGGTTGAAGTTGAAGCCGTTCAAGTTGAAGGCCATGGTTGACACGCCAAGGGCGGTGAACCAGATACCCACTACAGGCCAGGCTGCAAGGAAGAAGTGAAGGCTACGGCTGTTGTTGAACGAGGCGTATTGAAAGATCAATCGTCCAAAGTAGCCGTGAGCAGCGACAATATTATATGTCTCTTCTTCCTGTCCAAATTTATATCCATAGTTCTGAGAAACACTTTCGGTTGTCTCCCTAACAAGGGAACTTGTGACAAGAGAACCATGCATAGCACTGAACAAAGACCCACCAAATACACCGGCAACACCAAGCATATGGAAAGGGTGCATGAGAATATTGTGTTCAGCCTGGAACACCAACATGTAGTTGAAGGTGCCGGAGATGCCAAGAGGCATCGCATCTGAAAAAGAGCCTTGTCCAAACGGATAGACAAGGAAGACTGCCGTGGCGGCAGCAACTGGTGCTGAGTATGCAACAAAGATCCAGGGCCTCATCCCTAATCGATAACTAAGTTCCCACTCTCGTCCCATGTAAGCAAAGATGCCAATGAGGAAGTGGAAGACGACCAGTTGGAACGGGCCACCGTTGTAGAGCCATTCGTCAAGCGAAGCAGCTTCCCAAATTGGGTAGAGATGCAATCCGATGGCGTTGGAAGATGGGACGACGGCCCCACTGATGATGTTGTTTCCATAGAGTAGAGAGCCTGCGACTGGTTCACGGATACCGTCAATATCGACGGGTGGCGCTGCAATAAATGCAATTACAAAGCATATTGTTGCGGCGAGTAGTGTTGGAATCATTAGGATTCCGAACCATCCCACGTAGAGACGGTTGTTGGTTGATGTTACCCATTTACAGAAGTTCTCCCATGAAGAATTTGATTGTTGTCTTGTTAGAATTGTGGTCATTAAAGTAGTAGTGCATTATTTTCTTGTAGCAAGTAAGTAAGACCAATTTAAAGCCTTGGCAGGCTAGAGCTATGGGAGGAATTGCACCTCCCTTATTCTATTTAGCTATTTTTTCTTAGCAGTTTTAGCTGAACGTTTGAAGTTAGCAGCAGTGGGAGCACCCTTACTACCAGCCTTCCTCATCTTTTCTCCACTACCAGCAGCGATACGCTTTTGCTTGGCATGGATGTTTGCATATAGGCCAGGTTTAGCCATTACTTCTTAGTCCCTTTATTTTTTTGATGCTCTGGCTGCAGCCTTTTCTCTCTTATTTTTTACCGAAGCAGTAAAAGTTTTTCTTGTGGTTTTCTGTTCTTGACGAAGTGAGTTAAAAAGATTAGTGTTTCCACTCCTCTTGGCTGCCCTCTTTTTTTTTCTTAGGTCAGCTATATTTTTGCGAGCGGCAACTGCAGATTCACTTTTACCACTCTTAAGCCTATTACGTGCTGCTAGTTTTCCTTGACTTACGGTTCTAGTAGTACCGTCTGCTTTTGTTTTAGTAATATTTGTGATTCTACCTTTAGCGTTTGTAGCCCTGGTAGTAGTCTTACCTTTTGTACCGATACGGGACTTAATTGTCATTCCGTCGGTGGTCTTTCTAATTGTTGCTTTACGTTTAATCACTTTTTAGTACCTTTCTTAGGTGGACGACCTTTTTGTGTACCGTATGTACCTTTACCTTGTGGCATTACCAGACTCCGGGGATTAGTTGACCTGTCAGTGCATATGCACCTAGTGCTGCAATGACACCTAGCATTGCTAGGCGACCGTTCAGCTTCTCAGCATTTTCGTTATGAAACACGGCGTTATCTTTGATGTACATTTTTGGTTCAGTTGGCCAGATCTGTGTGTCGTTCATTAGAAGTTATATTTAAGACCAGCCTTGGTTCCATAGTTATTAGTATCACCAGTCAAGAATGACAGCTCTCCGTAGACGGATAGTGCATCATTGATTCCATAAGAACCACCTGCCTTACCTGAGAGTTCAATGTCACCATCGACATTATCTGGTGCCAGCAGTGCTGGACCACCCTGCACATACCAGTTAGCACCTTCGTAGCCTACGTGTACATCTGTTGCAGAACCTGTATAATCAGATCCAGCATATCCAGAGTTGACTTCTACGTTAGCGTATGGACCTGCAAGTACAGGAGCAGCAGCAAACAAGGCTGCAGGGAGGAGAGCAAGAATTTTCATTGTAATTTATTTAGAAAAGAATAAGTATGTTGTGTTCGATTACCATGAACGCCCCAGCCTAACCAGTAGTATGCAGCATTCATATAGTAAGGGATTGTCTGATGATTAGTCAGAAAGGAGCTAAGGTCATCCCTAAATCTTAGCTCATGTATCATGTAAGCTGTTTGACATTTTAAAGAACTAGGATTACCATTCCGTTTAGAACAGAATGTACCTAGTCCATCATAACGATGCTTAGATGTCCATTGAATTAAACCATAACCACCATCAATACATCTGTCATATGGAATAATAGTACCGCCTTCACAGACGTTAGGTTTAAAGGTTGACTCCTGATAGATGTTACCCATAATAACAGCAAGTGCAGTTCGATCTGTTACACCCGCAGAAGTCTGTAGTTGTTCTAGAACGTACTGCTCTTGTACAGTACATTGTGGACAGTCAATCATTAGAAACCAAGATCAGAGTTTTCAAGTTTAGCCATAACGTCAGAGCGATATGCAGGATCGTTATCGTAGCGTGGATCACTCATAGCTTGTACAAGTTCTGATTGACTACGGAAGATAGCATTAGATTCTGCTGCTCCACGACCTGTTAGAAGCTGACCTTCTTCACCAACACTATCAAAGTATGTGTTAGCTAACGCTTGAACAGCAAAGTAGATAGAGTTAGCATCACCAGCACCCATAACAGAATCATACATTTCAATCTCTTCATTTGAAAGAGTTTGACTTGCCCATTCTAACATGGATTGATAAGACTTTTCACCACCAACCATTTCATATAGCTGTTCTGCTTGGTCTTCAGTTAGTTGATTTTCAGATTCATCTTCTTCATCTTCTTCTTCTGATCCTTCTTCTTCTGATCCTTCTTCTGGCTCATCATCTTCAGGTTCTTCCTCGCGTGACTCGCCAAGTTTCTTTTGTAATTCTAGGTAAGCTTGTTCAAGAGATTGTGCATTATCAAACTTACCTGCTAGCAACTGCTGTTGTTCCCCTTCATTAGCCTCAGCAATAGCTAGAGACTCTTGCTCATCAGCATTTAGTTCTGATTGATCAGCTGGTGCATCAGTTGAAGTTAGTGTTTCACTCATTAAATTTGTGGTGGTTGTTGTTCTTGTTGTTGCATGGCTTGCATTTCAGCTTGCTCACGCTTTTGTTCAACAGCTGCCATCTGTGGTGCTTGTTGCTGAGCAGCCATTGCTTGTTGCTGTTGCATTGATTGTTGTTCTTCAGCTTGTAATTCATCCATACTCTTCACTAAGTTGAGTACGTCGATACCAGATGCAGCAGCCAAACGTTTGACAACTTCTTCTGGATTAATAAACTGTTGAATAGCTTCTGGACCCATTGTCTGAGCAATAACTTGTAGGAATTGACCAAGACTTTCACGATCCTGACCACGACCAAGTGCATTGATACCAGCAACAATAGTTGGTTTAACAATACCACCTTTAGGTAAACGTGGGATCTCTCCAGTTTTTTGTGCAACGCTTAGTTTACGATTAAGATATGGTACTAAGAACTCAACAGTAAGTAGACTAAATAATCCACCAAGTTGTTGTTCTAGTTCCATCTGTGTCATCCTTACTTCTTCTGCTGTAGTCCTTTCAGACTGACGAACATTAAGAATAAGGAATGCTTCACTAAGACGTTGTGATAATGTACCNACCATTTGATAGGCAGTACTAAAGTCTGCTGTCTTTCCAACCTGTACTACACCAATGTCATCAGGTCNTCCCTGGATGATAGCACCGTTACCTGCCTTAGCAAGNGTNGATGGTTTGGTGGAGGAGCTTGGNCTGACAGTGAATACNATCTTAGCAGCTGCTGCGCTGCCTTCAACCAGTGCTTGTGACAGAGCTTCAAGTGACTTTAGATCACCCATGAACTCTTCTACCCTACCACGTCCATAGACTTCGCCATCTACGTGGTTGAAGCGTAGCACTAGCCAGGGGTTAGAGTCAAGAGGAGATTTACTCATTG